TCGCCAAGCGGTAAGGCATCGGACTCTGACTCCGACATTCCTAAGTTCGAATCTTAGTACCCCAGCCAGTTATATCAAGACTTTTAGCGATTTGCTAAGAGTCTATTTTTATAAAAAAATAGCTTACTTGTCCAAAACTTGTCCAAATGCGCAGAACGATACAGAACAATACAGAAAACAAAAAGAGCAAAATTTAATTTGCTCTTAAGTGTAATAAAGGTTTATATATTTCATCTGTTTTATCTGCAATTTCTTTTTTACCTTCTGCATAAAAATGAGTATATATCATTGTAGTATGTATATCAGAATGACCAGCGTTATTTTTGACATCTGTTAAACTTATGCCGTTTGCTAACAATACGCTAAGATTTAAGTGTCTAAGTTTGTGCAAGGTAATATAAGGAAATTTGGAATTGGGGTCCTCCTGCAATTCTTTTTGAATGAATTTGTCAAATACATCTTTAAAATTGCAGGTCATATAATCAACCCTTAAGGGTTTTCCGTCATTTGCTACACATAGAAAAGGGGATTCGACATAGTTTTTGCCATATGTGTTTTTATTTCGTTCTATTCTTTTTTCGTCAAGTTCAATTATATCGATTAATATTTGCGGTAAATATAAAACACGAGTAGAGGTTTTACTTTTACATTTCTTTTTAAAAATTGTTTTGTTGCCACAACGCACTCTTACATTTTTTATTATTACTTTTCTTTTTTCTTTGTCGACTTTACTTCTCAAAATGCCAGCAATTTCACTCCTTCTAAGTCCTAAAAATGCTGCAAGAAAAACGGGCAACATCATGGGGGTGTTCATGAATAGATTTAGAACTGTTACAGCTTGTTCTGGAGTTATAAAATCATCATCTTCGTATAAGTCATCATCTTCGTAATTTTCAATGTCATCAACAACAACATCTAAACTTTTTTCACTATCTGTTTTGGGAATGGTAGTGCTGATACATATATTATTTAAAAGTTTTTTGCAACTCATAAAATAAGTAAATACTCCAGAAATTTGTGCCTTATGATGATCCACTGAGCTATATGATAGATTTTCCTTATGCCTGGTTTCTCCCGATTTTAGTGTATAAGTTTCTTGAGATAAGTCAAATCTAAGATATTTATAGTAATCGTTTATAATATCTATACCTTGTGGACTACTAATAATTTTAAATGGAATATGACCTAAGCAAGGCTTTAGATATTTGTTATTAATCACTTCATATCCAGAAGCAGTATTGGGCTCACAGTTATTTGCAACGTAATTTGTCATCCATTCGTCTATAGCCTCAGAAAAGGTTATATCAGGAATATTTACAAATGAGTTGCTGTCTATTTGTCCTTGAATTTTTGTCTTATATTTTTCGGCATCAGCACTTTTCGAAAAGGTTTCGAGAGGGTCACGTTTTCGATGTCCATTTACAATTCCATAATCAACAACCACTGTATAACTATAACCTTTTTTTAATTTATTTTTTCTAATACTTACTTTCACAAAAAATACCTCCAATTTCAATAATTTGTTTTTTACTATTGAAATTGAAGGCACACTAGGTTATAATCTAAGTGTACCTACTTTCAATAGTAGTGCGAGGAAATAAATGTATCGGTTCGTGGTAAAAATTGATTACATCTATTTCCTTTTTTATATTAAACTAAAATACCGTATTTTTCAGTATAGAAGTTAATACAATCAATCATATATTTACAGTCTACGTCAAAGTAGTCTATTAGATCGTACAAGTCTAATCCTTGTGCGATTTTTTCTTTTAATTTTGTGAATGGAACTAGAACAGAATATGCCCATTTTAATGCTCTGTGTTCGCACTTGTCTTTTAATATTTTATCAGAATTTAGACAGTAAAGAGAATTAGTATAATAATGTCCTAGTTCTTCAGCTAAAATTTCTTTTTCTTCAATATCATTATTTATTTGATTATTGTCTAAAGCAATATAATAGTTATTATCGACTTCAAATATTCTAGCTTTAGTATTTGTCCAACTATAATTTAAAATGTCTATTTTTTCATTTTCAGCTATTTTATATACATCTAAAGTATTCATAATAGGACCTCTATTTTTTATCATTTTTCTTTTTATTTTTTACAAATTCTACAAATCTATTTATTTCTTCAATATCGTTTTCGTCTAATTCTTGTGTGTCAGCTCCATTAAATGAAGCAAATCTAAAATCTTCACGCAACTCAATATTATCGTCTAATAATTCATCTAAGGTTATATTGAAGTAATCGCAAAGTTTGCGAGAAGTACTTAGTCTGATATCATTGACATCACCATCGAAAATACTTTTTAAAGTAGTATAAGGAATACTCGTTTCTCTAGATAACTGAGCTGTATTTTTTATATTATTACGCTTCATTAAGTAATAAAGTTTTTCTATTAAATCCATATTTTCACCAATCCTTATCCTTTTATAGCTACTATTATAGCAAACAAATTTGCTATTGTAAACAATAAATTACGAAAAATCGCAAAAAAAGTATTGACAATTTACGAAATATCGTATAATATCATAATACAAATTACGAAATATCGTAGAAAGAAGGTGAAAAGATGTTTGAAAATTTAGTGTCAGAAATGGCTAGAAAAAAAATAAGTATGATGGATATGTCAAAAGATAAAGAATTAGGATTATCTTATACCACGCTAAGAAACAAATTTAATGGAGACACGGAATGGGTAAGAATAGAAATGTGGACTATCAAAAAGAATTATTTTCCTGATAAATCCATAGAATATTTATTTGATAAAAAATAACAACGAATCGATACAACAGGCAAGGAGGTGAGAACAATTGAAGAGGTAAAAAGCAGGTATTACACAGTGAAACAAATACAACAGCTTGAGTGTTGTGGAAAAGATAAAGCATATGAATTAGCTAAAGAACTTCCACACGAAATACGAGAAAAAAATCAGATATTTGTTTTTTCAGAAGCTTACGACGAATACTACGAAAATAAGAGAAGACAAGCTATGCACAATAATTCTAATAAACAAAATAACAATAATATTTATGCAATAAGAAGATTGAACGAAAGAAGGTGAAAAATGGAAAATGAACAAAGAATTGCTATTTTAGAGCAAGAAGTAATTAAGTTGAAAGATGAGCTAGCAGCTAAAAGAAAGGCAAATGTTTGGAAAAAGATAAAAAACAAACATTCAAAAGAGTTCAGAAGTTTTGATTGGACAGAAATTCACAAAACTACAAACTATAAGTCAGAACCAATTCAGTTTGAAAAATACATGAGTGAAGAATATCACATTTCACAAGCGATTGGAACATTAGTAAGGATTACATTAAAGAAAACAGCAATTAATCGTTTAGAAGAAACAGACGAAGAAAAAGCAGAAAGTATTACTCAGCAAATTCTCGAAATAATGAAAAAAGAAGAAGTGAAACTAGAAAATGGGATATCAGAAAGGAGCATGTAAACAATGCAAAAACTAAAGACAATACTATTAGGAAGTACAGTAATAATAAGTTATACGATATTTTTCGTATATGCAATGATGATGTAAGAGGGAGGAATGGATTATGAGTAGATTAACAGTTGGAGAATTAAAACAAGTTATAGAAAATTTGCCTGATGATTACATAGTGACAATAGCAAGTGATACAGGAGTAGACCAATGCGATGACGATGATTTTGATTTAGTTGTTGAAGATGCATACGAATGTGACAACGAACTAGTTATTTATGCAAACTATAGAGAAATGGAGGAAGAGTAAATGCTTACGTATATAGAAGAAAACGAAGAGTTGAAACAAAAGAATGAAAAACTAACTACTGAGAATATGAACATTAAAGCGGAAAATCAAGACTTAAGAACTGAACTTGATGAGAAAAATTTAGAAATATATCACTTAAAGAAACAATTACAAAATAAAAAAGATACTAGAGCAGACGTCGAAATCACTCTAATATCAGTAAATTGTAAATAAAAAATAGATTACATAAATAATCGTACTTTTCAACAATTATACAACAATATGTTGAAAAGTGCAAGTGGAGGAAAGATTATGATTTTACAAAACAATATTGAAGTAACAAGAAAACATATAGAAGATGAAATACAAGAATACGAAGAACTAATTGAAATATGTGAGGAAATGGGGCTAGATGGAGTAATTAAAGAAGTTAATGGAAAGACGGAGCATTGGTACAAGGATGACATGATAAATTGGATTGAAGAAGATGAAAGATTGATAAGGAGCGAGGAATAGATGGATAAGATAAAGGATTGTTTGGAAAGAACAGCTAAGGAGATAACAGAGATAATTGAAGATTCAGATACATATAGAATTGAAGATATCTCAGTATTGACAAAACTAAACTGTCAAGTAGCCGAAACTTTACTAAAGATACAGGAGGCTAAGAATGGAACTGTACAAACATCAAAAGCAAGTATTAGAACAACTAAAAAATCGAAATAAATGTGCATTGTATTTAGATATGCGGACTTCGGAAAAACATTTATAGCTAGTGAAAAAATGCAAGAACTAGATGAGAATTTAACAATTATTGTGTGTCCTAAATCTGTAGTGGATACATGGGAAAATCATATAAAAATATATTATCCACAATATCAAGTTTTTAAGTACATAATACCAGAGCAACTACCTAAAAAATCAGTAATAATTATAAATTATGACCTAGTATGGCGAAGAAAAGACTTTATGGAACTGAGGGATTATACTTTGATTTTAGATGAGTCACAATCTATAAAAAATTCAACTGCAAGTAGAACAAAGTTTATTATGAAGTTAAATTTTAAAGACTTGATTTTGCTGAGTGGAACACCAACACGGAGGAAAATACGAGGAACTGCTTACGCAATGTCATATGTTAGGCTGGAAGATTACGAAAAAGACGTTTTGGAATATGTATATTGACTATGTGATAGTTCCTATAAACGGATTTAAGACACCAAAAATTATTGGATATAAGAACGTAGAACACTTAAAACAAAGGCTTGGAGAATATGGAGCAGTCTTTATGAAAACAGAAGAAGCATTAGAGTTACCAGAACAGATATATAATGAAATTAAAATAGATAATACAAAAGAATACAAGCAGTTCAAAAAAGACAGAGTCGTTACAGTATCTAATAAATTGTTGGTAGGAGATACATCATTAACGAAGTTATTATATTTAAGACAATTAGCAGGGCTATACAATAAAAATAAGCTGCAAGCAATAAGAGACTTAATAGAATCTACAAATGACAGGATAGTTATATTTTACAACTTTAACGAAGAAAGAAAACAGATAGCAGAAATAGCTACTTCATTAAATAAACCAGTTAGCATTGTTAGTGGAGACATGAAGGATTTAACAAGTTATGAGACTAAAGATAATTCTGTAACTTTAGTTCAATATCAGGCTGGGGCTACAGGGATAAATTTGCAAAAATCTAACAAGATAATTTATTACAGTTTGCCACTAAGTTCAGAATTGTTTGAACAAAGTAAGAAACGTATACATCGTATACGGACAAAAAAATAACTGCATGTATTATTACTTAATTACAAAAAATTCAATAGAAGAGAAAATATTTGAAACTTTAAAACAGAGAAAAGATTATACAGATGAATTATTCAGAAAGGATGAGGAATAATGGAAAAATTAGATTTAAATAGTGAGTTGTTACAACCTATGAAGGAACAACTAGAAATAATTATTAATAGATTAATGAATGTGTGTGCAACAGGAAATAAAGAAGCAGAAATTACATTAAAAATAAATTTAGATAGTGTCAAAAGAGGAGAATATGACAAAGGAAATTTAATAAAAGAATGGATAGAACCTAAATTAGAATATCAGATTTCAGAGAAAATAAAAGAAATAAAAAACACAAGTAAAGGACTTCTAGGAAATGACTATGAGATGAAAGTAAGTAAAGAAACTAATGAAGTTTATGTTCAAAAAATAAATGAACAATTAAGTTTTTAGGAGGAACAATGCTAGAAAAGGATTTTCAAAATGAAGTAATAAAATTCCTGAAACGACACAATATTTACTACATAAAAGTATGGGGTGGAGGATTTCAACGTGCTGGAATACCAGACTTAATAATATGCTTAAAAGGAAAATTCATAGCAATAGAATTAAAAAATGAAATTCGGAAAACCAACACCATTACAGTTATATAACATAGAGCAAATAAAGAAATCTGGAGGACAAGCATTTGTGCTAAGACCTAATGAGTTTGAAAAATTTAAAAAGGAGGTTTTGAAAAATGTATAGCTATAGCAAAGTATCTACATATAATAATTGCCCAAGACAATATAAGTATAGATACATAGATAAATTAAAAGTGTATGATGATTTTGAAGCAGATAATGCACTAATAATTGGAACAGCAGTACATCTGCGGAATTGAGCAAGGATTGAATGTAGCTATTATGTATTATAAACAGCAATTTCCAAGAATAACAGATAAACATATAGAAGAAATAATAAAGCTAGAACACTGGATACCTATTGTACAAGAGCAATTAATGAATTTAGGAAATAATTTTACATACGAATACGAAATAAAAAACACAGAATATGTAGGATATGTGGATTTAATAATACATAATCAAGATGGAACAGTTGATGTAGTAGACTTTAAATATTCAAATAATGTTGAAAATTACATTAAATCTAAACAGGTACATTTATATAAATATTACTTAGAGAAAATAGGGTTTAAAGTAAGAAATATAGGATATTTGTTTATACCTAAAACATCAATAAGAATGAAAAAAACAGAAGATTCATATCAATTTAGAAAAAGACTTCAAGCAACAATGAAGAATCAGAAATTACAACTAGTAAAAGTAGATTATGATGAAAATAAAGTGAAAGAATTTTTTGATGAAATAAGTATTTTAGAAAAAGACGATACTTATGAGAAGAATGAAACAAGATTATGCGATTGGTGCGATTACAAAGAATATTGCCAATCAGATGAAAAAATAGATTATATGATTAAGGAGGAGTAACTATGTTACCAGAAAATAAAAAAAGAGATGTACAAACATCTAAGAAAGTAAAACTATATTTGTATGGAAGTCCAATGTCGGGCAAAACAACATTCGCAAACCAGTTTCCAGATGTTCTAATGCTTAATACTGATGGAAATATACAGTATGTAGATTCGCCATACATTGCAATACGTGACCAGATAACTATGAATGGAAGAATAAAGAATACAAAATATGCGTGGGAAGTGTTTAAAGAAGCGGTTGAAGAAATAATTACAGGGCAACACAATTATAGAACAATAGTAGTTGACTTGCTAGAAGATGTATATGAAGCATGTAGAGTTTATATGTATAACAAATTAGAAATAGAGCATGAGTCTGACGCAGGGTATGGCAAAGGATATGACATGATAAGAACAGAATTTTTAACAACAATAAAAAGAATATTAAATAGCGATTACAATGTAATTCTATTAAGTCACGATAAAATTGAAGAAGTTAAGTTTAAAAATGGTACAAGCCTTACAAGCTATACAGTTAACCTGCAAGAAAAAATAGCTAAGAAGGTTGCTGGAATGGTAGATATTACAGCAAGAATTGTACAGGATAATGAAAATAATAGATTTATAGATTTTACATATAACGATTATGTTTTTGGTGGAAACAGAATAGGACTACAACAAACAAGAATACCACTTAATATAGAAGAATTTAAAAAAGAATTTGTAAAAGGAGGAAATAAATAATGGCTATAGATTGGGAAGATTATGATAAAAATGTAGATGTTGAAAATTTAGAAAAGGATGTAGAGGTAGCAGCTACAAAAGATTTTGGAGATTATGAAGAGGTTCCGTTTGGAAAATATGAAGTTAAAATTAAGAAATTAGAATTAGTGAAATCTAAAAAGGGCGACCCTATGTTATCAGTATGGTTTGAAATAATTAGTGGAAATCACAAGGGAAGACTAATTTTTATGAGTCAAGTAGTTACACAAGGATTTCAAATACATACAGCAAATGAGTTCTTGAGAAGCTTACAAACTGATGAGAATGTAGAATTTAAAGGATACGCAGCGTACAACATCTTAATGTTAAATATATACGAAAAGATAATAAATAATGAATATGAATTAGATTATGGTGAGAATAAAAAAGGATATAAAACATTTGAAATTGTACAAATGTACAATACTAGTACAGATACTACCTTACAAGAAGAAAAAGATGATTTAGGATGGGGCTAATATGATGATGGGCAGCAAAATACTGCCCATTTTTCAAAAGAGAAGGTGGTGAAAAGAGTTGAACTATGAAAAATTTTACATGCAACATATAAGACAGGCTAAAGTAGAAAACGGAAATATAAATGGATTATGTCCGTTTCACGATGACCACAATTCTAGTTTCGGAGCAGACCTGAAGACAGGTCAATATAATTGTTTTGCATGTGGAGCAAAAGGAAATACAGTAACGTTTTTAGCTAATATTGAAAATATTACAACTAAGGAAGCTTGGAAAAAGTTGAATGATATAGAGCCAATAACATATACAGTAACAGAGTATGCCAGGGAAAAACACTTGCCGATTGAATTTTTGACATCTTTACGGATTAGGTAATGGCAATAAGAATGTGCTAATTCCGTATTATGACGAAAATAAACATGTATTAGCTACAAGATTTAGAAATCATCCTAATAATCCACAAAGGTTTTGTTGGAAAAAAGGTTCTAAAACCATATTGTATGGGCTTTGGAGAATGAAGGATTACTTGAATGACTATATTGTACTAGTTGAGGGTGAATCCGATGCTCAAACGTTATGGTACAACGGAGTACAAGCGTTGGGTGTGCCTCGGAGCAAAGAACTTTAAAGAGGAATATGCTGAGTTATTAGAAAGATTTGAGACTATATATATTCAAGATGAAGAAGACCAAGGAGGAGAAACTTTTGTAGGGACGATTCTGAGATATATTGATAATAATAAATGTAAAGTTATTAGTTGTAAAAGATTTGGCTGTAAGGATGTTTCACAGCTACATATAAAAGGAAAATTTGATAAAGAAGAATACTTGAAGTCAGAAAAAGAAATTAAATTTAATAAAATGGCTTTTTATGATGACAATAAATTTTTACATGATTCGTTTGGTGATTACTTAATAAAAAAATATAACATTGTGAAAATAGAAAAAAGGTTATACATGTATCAAGAAGGTAGCTATGTTTCATGCGAGGATGCTTTAGGAACGATAATTGTAAATTTGATACCTAATTTGTCAATGAACAAAAAAAGAGAGGTAAAGGATTATATAAAAGATAAATGTAAAGACATGCAGGAAGCTTCAGAACAGATTATTTGTGTAAAGAATGGACTACTAAATGTCAAAACTTTAGAATTTAAAAGTCATAATTCAGAAATTGTTACAAGAAACAAAATTAACTTAAATTATTATGAGCAGAAAAGTAACGAAGAAATAGATACTATTATGAATAACTTAGCAGTAGACGACCAAGAAGTAGTGACACTTCTATATGAAATGATAGGTTACTGCTTATATAGAGGAATGCCATTTCAAAAAGTTTTCATACTTGTTGGTAATGGAGCAAACGGAAAATCAACATTATTAAATATGGTTACTAAATTATTGGGAGAAGAAAATGTATCTCATGTAGATTTAAAAGAAATTGTAGGTAATAGGTTTGGAAAGGCTGAGCTATATGGAAAATTAGCTAATATAGCAGATGATTGTAGTGGGAGTTACCTAGAAGATGTGTCAGTAATGAAAAGAATTACAGGTGAAAGTTATACAAGTATTGAATTTAAAAATCAAAATAGTTTTAGTACGAAAATAAATACAAAGACAATATTGAGCTACAATACGATTCCAAGAATGAATGATACTACAGATGGTTTATCAAGAAGATTAGTTATTATTCCATTAAATGCAATATTTAAAAAAGGATTACCTAACTATGATCCATACATAAGTGAGAAACTAAAGAATGAGAAAAATCTAGAGTATGTTTTGTATAAATCTATAAATGCAATTAATAAGGTTTTAGAAAAATTAGAATTTACCATTCCAAAACAAGTAGAAGAAAGAACTAATGAATATTTAAAAGAAAACAATCCTGTACTTAATTTTATTTGTGATACATACGAAGATGGAGAGATAAAAGATATTCCATGTAACGAAGTGTATGGGGCTTTTAATTGCTGGAAAATAGAAAATGGATTAAAAACAGACATGAGCGTATCAAGATTTGGTACAGAAATGAGAAAGTTAGGGTATGAAAGAAAACAAAAAAGTAATGGAAAAAGATATTACATTAAAAAAGATTTTGAACAGATATCACTAACTTAATAACTAAGTCATAACGCACTTTATAACTATCTCTTTTCTTACTCTTTCTATATATTAACTTACTATAACTGACTTATAAGTATATAGATTATATATAAATATAAATCATATATAAATAAATATATAAGGAATGAGTTTTATAAAAAAATAGTTATGTCGGTTATGCCCTTACAACTGTAAGACTTACAAGGAAACCAACACGGTTATAAAGTGTGTTATAAATAAAAAACGGAGGATAAATGATAAAAATTGAAGGATTTAAAGATGAAAAAGAACTTAATGCATGGTTAGTAGAACAAGATAAAAATGAGCCGAACGAGAACATTGTAAAAACGTTTAAGTGGTTCTTAATGAAGTTAGAAAATGAGGCTCAAAACAATGTATATAACAGAAGAACTCATGAAGCTGTGAATAAATATGCACAGAAGATGTTGAATAGAAAATTAATGAATAGAGAAAAGATTATAGATTTTATATTTAAAGCACAAGGAGATTAACTATGAAATGTCCAGAAAGGTTTATAGTAGCACAACGAAACATACGAAAATCGATTATAAACGAAGAAAATATCGTGCAAGGGGAATATCATATTCTCTTAGAAAATCAGAATTTTGAGGAGTGTTACAAAGAAAAATGCGCAGCGTGGGATAGCGTGAACGAGAGATGTAAGAAATTTTAAGGAGGAATAATAATGGAGTACATAACAGTATTGCTAATAGTGGTAGATTTTATATTACTGGGTATAGCAATATATCTAACAATAGATAGCTTTAAAGCAAAAGCTGAATTAAGACAAGCTCAAGAAGAGTATGAAGAGCTTAAGAGAGAATTAATATTTAAGAATAGATTGAGAAACGAAGATTACAAGATAAAAGTGTTAGGAAAGTGGAAGGGACAATAAATGAGATATATGTTAAATAATAAAGTCTATGATACAGAGAAGGCTCAAGAAATAATTAAGTATAGAAAATCAATAGAATACAAAGGTCTATTTTTGACTACTTATCCAAAATATAGACATACATTATATAGAACAGAAAAAGGTCAATTTTTTGTACACGTTGGAGAATATGTTGGACAACCAGATATTTCATATTCAGATAAAGACTATATTGAATTATTATCAGATAGTGAAGTAAAAGGATTATTGAATCAATTTAATAAAGAAGAACTATATAATGTATTATTTGATGATTTGGAAGAAGGATAAATGGAGGATTAATAATGAGTGAAGAGATAATAAAAGAAAAAGGCGAAATATCGCAATTTAAAGAAGATGTACTTTATATAATACACGAATTATTAGAAAGACAGCTTTCAAAAGATGAATTAACGGCATGTGAAATAGTTGTGAAAAACAGAAAAGCAATGATACAAGTTGAGAAAGAAAAGAGAACTCAAGAATACATACAACAACTAGAGAATAAACAACAGAAAGTAATAGAGAAATTAAAAAAAGACAAGAAAAAGAATAATGAACTTGAATTTATACCATTGCAAGTAGAAAAAGCATATAACAATTATTATAAATTAGGAAAAATCGATGAAATTGATGAGATATTAGAAATCATGAGAGGAGAATAGAGATGTTAAGAAAAAGAGATGACGTAAAGTACGAAGATTTTAAAGAACATGGTTTTAAGTTTGGTACAAGAGATAGATTAATATATAAAACAACAAGCAATAAAATAGAATCAGCAATATACATAGACTTATTACCATGTCACAACAATAATGACGAAATAAAAGTAGAGAGCCCAAGTCATTCTATTCCAACGAGAATATTAGACAAATTGCATGAAATAACAACTGCAGGCTTGATAGAAAAAGTATAGGAGGACAATCATGAATAAAGAATTAGAAGAAGCTATAAAATATTTAAAAGCAATGAGAGTAATAGACTTTGACAAACTAGGTTTTGTTTATGCTAAAGAAACCATCGACGAAGTCTTAAATCTAATAAAAGAGCAACAAGAAGAAAATACACAAAAAGATAAGCTGATAGATTTAATATATGAACATTTTTATGAGTTTATTAATAGATGTCCGCGGAACTGGAATGAGGTTATTAAAAGATAAGGGATTTAATATTAATAAATGTGAAAATTGTAAATATGAAACAGCAAATTGTAAAGAATGCATAAAACAATATTTTAAAAAGAAGGCGAGTGAAGGATAATTAAAGAAAGTGAGGTACGAATGAGATTATCTAGAGAAGAATACAAAAAAGCTACAGGTTGTTTAGAAAGATATAATTATAATTGCTTAAGCATAATAAACATTAGAGCTGATATAATGAGTGTATCTATTCCAGCAAATGATGGAATGCCTAAAGCACAATATAATATATCGGACCAAGTATACAATCAATATATAAAATTGCAAGAAGATAAAGAGTTGCAAAAATCATTAAAAGAATATAAGGCAGTAGTGCAAACATTAGAGTTAATAGATGAAATTGGTAAATACATATTTGAGCATGAATATAGAAAAAGTGAGCATAAATGGGATATTATACACAATCTGAATATAAGTGAAGAAACTTACAAGAGAAGAAAAAGAGAATTAATATATACTGTTGATAAAGAATTAAAAAAGTTGACCTAATTTTGACCTTTTTTAATAATAAAAGTGTGCTAAAATGTTAGTAGTGAAAAATGAATAGAGGAAAAATAGC